TAAGTTGATGGATTTTTTTAAAAAAACCTATATTCAGAAATAAACCTAGCCAGATAGATAAAAGCAAATTAAAATTTAATAGTGTAATATTATTACATATCTCTTTGAATTTTAAAAAATTTACTAGCATTTGAAAACCACTAAATATTAAAAACTCGAAATCTTAGCTAGTAAAACTTAAATAGAAATTAAAAAATGAGCTTAGTAACCAATAAGAATACAAAGCTATATTATTAAAAACAAATCTTTAAGCTCATCTTAATTTTAAAAATTTATTGTTTGATAAATTTATCATTTGAGACTCTTAGATGAATAATTCAAGTCATGAAATGAGTGAGTATATAACTAAAGTCCCCCAAGTTACCCTTCTATTCTGGATTACTAAAATCTTCGCAACTACTTTTGGTGAAACTGGCGGAGATAGTTTTTCAATGTCATTGAAACTTGGGTATTTAACTAGTACTTTTATTTTTGCCATAGTTTTTATTATCTTATTGATCTGTCAAATTAAGACAAAAAGTTATAAACCATATTTATATTGGTTTACCATTATTGCGAGTACAACTGTTGGTACAACATTAGCAGACTTTGTCACTCGATCTTTAGGTATTGGCTATAGTGGAGGAAGTAGCTTACTCCTCGGCTTAGTCATCGTCTCATTATTGGGTTGGTATAAAGTTGAAGGCAGCGTCTCCCCTCATACCGTTAATAAACCTAAATCAGAAGTCTTTTATTGGTTAACAATTACCTTTAGCCAAACTTTGGGTACAGCTCTTGGTGACTGGTCAGCAGATACGATTGGATTAGGCTATAGTGGCGGGATTGCTCTTTTCTCAGCACTCATTTTATTGATGGTGTTTTTGTATAAATTCACTTCTGTTTCACGAACATTTTTATTCTGGAGCACTTTTATTTTAACTCGTCCTTTGGGTGCTGTAGTTGGAGACTTTTTAGATAAGCCCCTTTCCGCTGGAGGGTTAGACTTAAGCCGTTTTGCAGCATCCGGAGTAATATTAATTGCTATTTTAATATGTATTTATTTTAGTAAAAATAATCAGTTAGCTAATATCAAAAATGCATAAACTGTGAAAGCCTTCCTTAGAGGGCTTTTACACAAATAACTATATTCACATCACTATTGATTGTATGAGCTGAGCATCCTGATAATAGGATACATAACATCAAAATTTTAAACATCGATTGGCACCATATCAACGGTCAAGCCAGCGAGCTCATGATGACAATCAGTCAAGAATTGAATCTTCCCCTCAGTCAAAAACAGATGGCATCGGCTTGCTGGGTAATGATCATTAACTAGTAATGAAGGTGTAAATGTTGGCTTTTCAACATCACCATTAAAGTTCCAGATACTACCATTATAATGTGCGCCCTCTTTTACATGAAAAGGATGTAAATATTTACACCCGGGGCACTTAAACATATAGATGCCGCTGCTCCAATATTCTAAATATGGCGTAAGTTCTGTTACTGTTTCTGCTTGAGCCATTTAGATCACCACTCGATTGGCGATCCAACCATAGAAAAATTGTTCTTGGCTTTTATTGCGCTCACAGATTTCAATGTAACGTTGGCCTTGCATGATATTCAGAACTCGAACTAAAACTTTTTCTCCTTCTTTCCCGCGTTTGACCAAATAAGTTTTGAGTGCATTAAGAGTTGCCGGACCATATATCCCATCTACTGATAAATCTGGCCACCCTGCTTTACCATTGTTATTTAGGAGATTCAAAGCTCGTTGTAAAAGAGGTTTTGCAAAGCCGGTACCGCAATTCACACCAGTGTCTAGAAGCTCTTCGGCCACTGCTGAGCTGATTGTATTTACTTGGTCAAATCGCGGAGCTGTCCAATAGTTTTTGCGGTAAATTGCTTTGGCCACATCCAGAGGTAAATCTCGCATATTACCTTTGAATCCATTTGCTCGAGCAACTGCTTCAGTAATTCCATACTTAGTTGCACCACCACGGTCTGCTGGGTTATTTACGTACCCGCCTTCTCGTTTGATCAACTCATCAAGATATTGTTCGATGTTCATTTCACTTTCCTTTAGACGTAAAAAAGCCACCCGAAGGTGGCGCAGTTTTTTCAAGTTGGTTCATGCTTTTATAGAAGCAATAATTACATCCAACTTCCACATTAAGATTGGCACGGAAAACAAAAGAATAAATGCAACTATTGTTTGCCATAAGCCATACTTTTCAATAGACACTTTTATAAGCTCCACTATTGGTTTAAAATGCTCCATATAGATTTACTTTCCTCTTACTTTCGTCGGTGGGTGGAATGAAAAACCCCGGTAGTTAGCGCTACTGGGGTTTTGTTTTGGGTATTAAAAAACCCACTCGATGAGTGGGTTTTGTTAAGTTGATTTTATTAGTGACGAATCAGACTACCTGAAATTTCAAGTACTCCCATCAATCGACTTGACTCCATCAGTGGGTGAAACCAACGGTCGCCATAATGTTGATTACCTGTTGTGTAGCTTATGGTTTTTAAATCATCACTAATGATTTCTCTATTAAGAGGTCCTCTTAAATCCATTGTTCGAGTGAGTTTTAGAACTGCAATATTGGTTTTAAACGCATATTCAGCTAAGTAGTGACCTTGTTCATTACTAAGCATGTGTATTGCACGATAGATTTTGCTTGTCACAAAGTTTTGGGAAATAATTGCATCTACCAGATCCTTAACCAAACCCAATGTTTCATTATCAAATAAAGAACCTTGAGCCTTCTTCTCTGCACTACTGTACATCGCAATCAGATGATGAACATATTCCACTGCAACAGGAATCATGTCATATGGGATTTCATCAATATGCTGAACATTGAAACGCTGATGAACTAATTTATAAGCATCGCTGTAATTCAAATGCTTAGTTTTAGCTACAAGAAGATTTACAGCATTGGTTAGGGGTTCACGTTCGGATTTGTGGGTTTTGGCAACTGGTGTGCCAACTTCTTTATCTAAAACATCAAGTACCCACTTGCGGAATTGCTTCGCTACAGCAGTACGAGCAAATATTGCTATTAGGTGGCAGCCACGTAGTGAGAAGATCCGCATACCCAAATTGGGTAGCCGAGGATTATCAATAATTTGTGTCATATTTTCCGTAAATTCATCAGAATTACGATTAAAAATTTTACTGACCGCGTTCTCTTGTTTATATCCTAATGCTTGTGCCAATTCACCTGAAGAAAGCCAAATCTGGCCATCTTGCCGTGGCACGGGATTGAATTTCACTTCATTAAAACTTAATGCTAAACTAGACATATCAATATCCTTTCCTATGGTTGTTGATAAAAGCCCCTTGCCGTCAGAAAGTTGGGGGCTTTTTACATCCCCAATGGGGACTTTTACAATTTAAGACTTTAAAAACTTCTTGTCAATCCCCATTGGGGATATTATTATAAATAAAATTTATTCGAGTATAGGACCATGGCTAGAAGCTCAGACGTTGAATACAAAATGCGTATGACGCAAGAACTAAAAGAAAAAATACTTGAATCAGCAAAGTTAAACAGTCGATCAATGAATGCCGACATTGTTGCCCGTCTTGAAAAAAGCTTTGAAAATCAAAATTATGAAAAAACTGTAGAACTGATCCCTACCGAAACTCTAATGATGGAGTTAGCTAGCCGTATGAAAGGTTACACCATTACTGTTTCAGAAAAATCAGACATTAAAAAAGCACCCTAGGGTGCTTAAGAACATAAAACTAAATTTCCTTAAAAATCATAAAACTACTTCTTTCTGGATTGTAATTAATCTCTAAAGAATAATCCGTACATTCATATTTAAAAACTTTAACCCCATTACTCTTTGATTCTATCCACCCTGTTTTTGGTAGTGAATACAACGCCACTAACCCATTTTTATAATTATTAGCACTAAAATTATCTAAGTGACCAAAACTAACGCTAAACGCATTAATTAACTTTGTATTCCCATCAAAAGAAATGAATCCCGCATTGGTAGCTGGTGTTCCACTAAAAGCATCCTCAAATTCATTAGAGTGAACATAGTTAATATTTGCCTTATTAGTCTCATGATCTATGCTCAAATTTTTAGGATGTTCTGCTTTCAGTGATAAAATGGATTTACCCAATGCTAAACCGCTTATATTAATTTTACTTTTTGCCACCTCGCAACTATTTGCATATGCGAATACAGGAAGGCAAATAAGACCCAATAAAATAATCTTTCTCATAAAAACCTACTTATAAACTTTTCTCAATTTCAATAATTAGAGCACCTTAAAGTGCTCTATTTATTTCGATTTGCTTGCTTGCACTGAATGTACCAATTGTTTGCAAATTCAGTTATTGCTTCCGCCTTATACTCTTCTGATCCAAACTTTGGTTCTTTATAGGCTTCCTCGACCATCATCTCCATTAACCTTTTGAAATCCCTGCTTGGTTTGATACTCTCTATCATCTCCATTTGTCTAACCACAGAAACCCCTTCCTGCCTAAAGAGCATGACATTTTCAGCAAGTTTATTCACATCTCTACAGTGTTTATCATTAGTATCGGCTGAGTGAGTTACAAATGATGCTGTGAGTAAAAATGCAATTGGTAGTAGCTTTTTCATCAGTTACTTCCTTACATACTCTGGAAATTCTTTTAATAAACTATTACAAATCTTATTCTTCCCGTCTTTCTTTACATTTCGGTCAAATTCTTTCATGCCAAATATAAGGACTTTTTTTCCATATTCTTCGCCAAGTTCATGCTGAAAACACTTGGCTGAATCTGAGATTAACTCATTGTTATATTCACTATATCCACATTCAAATTGTGCTCTAGTTAATAAACCATGGACCGAAACAATCTGCTCACAATAAGTTGGCTCATCTCCATTTTTGGGAGCTAAAGCATGTGAAAATGATGTGGAAAAAACAGCCACTAACATGCTCCCTAAAATTATCTTTTTCATGAATTTCACCAATTGTTATAAATATAATAACTTTAACAAACTGGTTACTAAATGTCACATAAAGGAAAACCACCCGAAGGTGGTCGTTTCATAATATTGGTCGTCAATAGGTTTTCGTAGTAGTCAGCGGCTTGCAGTGTCAACAGGTAATTTCTCTCTTATACGTGTACTTCTAAACAAGACCGCCCGAAGGCGGCATTAGCTGTTTTCAATGTCTTTTCTGGCTTTCTTAAACTCTTTGATCACTTCAACAATCGTTTTACCTTCCTGTTTATCTATGAAATTAAAAATCCAACGGACTAAAGCCCAACCGGGTAAACCACAAACAAAGAAGAACCCACCAAGTGCAATCATTCCCCATACATCAGTAACCCATTCATGAAGCCCCCACTTCACAATAATGAATGAACCGCCAGCTAAACTTGATACAACCGTACAGATCAAGCCCACTGCCCACTCTTGTGGTGAGCGTGGCATACGTGTCATCAATACAACTGCTGCAACCAAACCGACTGCTAAAGTCACCATGATTGCAATCCCATATAATTTTAAAAGTGCTGTAAAACCGCTAGTGGAAACTGGTTCCATTTATTTCTCCAGAAAAATTAGATAATAAAAAGCCCTAACTTATTCCAAGCTAGGGCTGATAACTTTTGGTTGAGCTAAAACAATTTTCAAATAGAATCTTCACAATGTATTTGTAAAGATATAATTCCATCAAGTTGATAGATCGCTGACATGAATCCTAAGTATCTAATTCTTATTACATCTGTATTTTGCTCAATGTCCTCCTATGCACAAAGTTTTGAGTTAAATTCAGACATTACAGATGAACTTAATACAGCACTGAAAAATAATAAGAATGTAACAATTCCTCCTGGTGACTACAAAGTTGATGCTCTTAAATCAATTAAGCCCCAAAATGGTTCTGTTATAACTATGTCAGAAAATACGAGATTGAATGTCATTCCAAATAAAAGCGGAGCCTATAAAGTATTTGATATTTCTAATGTAAAAAACGTAACAATCACGGGAGGCGAACTTATCGGTGACAAATATTCGCATTTGAATAAATATGGCGAATGGGGAATGGGCATTGATATTCGTGATTCTCAAAATATTAGGATTTCAAATATGAAAATTTCAAAAATGTGGGGGGATGCAATCTACTTAGGGAACAACAACAACTTTTCAAACTCTGATATTGTCTTATCAAATATCATCATGAATGATAATAGAAGACAAGGCGTCTCCGTAATTACAGCTAAAAATTTGAATGCAAACAATCTAACAATTAAGAATACCTCCGGTACTGGACCTGCGAGCGGTATTGCTATTGAGCCAAATAACAATAAATCGCATTTAGAAAACTTAACTTTTAAAAATATTACTACAGAAAATAATAAGGGAGCTGGAATACAAATAACACTGAAGTTTTATAAGAACCCTAAAAACCCAGTTAGTATTTCTGTTATTAATCATAAAGATAACCGATCTACTTTTGGATCGATTGTAAATGGTATTGATAGTACACAAGCAGGTCAAATCAACTTCAACAAATTAGCTTATAAAAATAACTCCAACTCAAATACGTGTTTTAGTAATTGGTCAAATACCAAATTTAATATTAAATTTACTGAAGCAACTTTAGATGGCTCTAAAGGTGTAAGTGAGTGGTGTCACGATGTTAGTAAAAATAAAAGAATTTTAGTGCAAAAAAATTAAGTCGTTTTTACGTCCTACAAAAATATAGCACCCATTTCGGGTGCTATGAATTAATTTAAATTAAGCTTCAGAAGTACTTTGAGTAATCTGATTTGTATAGTTCCAGACTGTGTTTTCCCATACATCACGTGCAGCAACACGAATGTAATATGGGGTAGTTGGTTGTAGTCCTCCAAAAGTTGTAGTTGTTTCTCTACCAGTCCATGATGGCGGCACTTGAGTTGGATCAAAGTTAGGTGTAGCGCTTAGCCATACAGCATACTCTTTCAGATCAGGTACTTCACTAGGTGCCCAATTCACAGTAATAGAATCTACAGTTGCTGCTGTGTACACATTGAGAAGTACTGGCGGAACGGGATTACTAATACTCAATTCAGCAAAGGTACTAACTTGATCACCATTTTTGCTGGCCACTCGAATTGTGTAAGCTCGGCCTAAACCATCTTGCTTGGCCTCTTCGATCGAATAACTATAATCCGTATTGGTTGTATCAACTTGACGAATCATTGCCCCATTCGACCAGACTTGTACACGATAGCCATCCGCACCAGTTGAAGTTTGCCATTGAACTTTAAAAGTAGTCCCCACAAACGGAGATTGAAGCGAAAGACCTTTAACACCTGCTGGACGTCCGCCACTTAGAGTATAGCTATACGCCGTAACCTCATCTAAGGCCTGCTCCTTACGTTCCAAACCATTAAAGCTGGTGAACTTTAAAAAGATCTGTTTTTCTACTAAACCGTCATTGTATGGATATTTGAATATAGCTTTATCCAAACGAACAAATGGCTCACCAGCATTATGGCTTTGTGCATCATCAAAGCGTCCACGTAGAACATCACTTAAGGTATATAAACCAGATCCGTTTAATGTGGCCACTTGATAATTAAAATACTCATCCCCCACTTTACAAAGTGTCTGGTCGGCTTGAGCATCTTCTAAGGTTCCACTGAAAATCTGGCTCGCTGTATTTAACTCAACCTGTAAAGTCGAATCATCTGCATCAATTGGTGTAACAAGCTGCCCATAACGTGCAGATCCATAAATAGTCCCGATCATTTCATAGGTCGTATTATCAAGGCTAGCCCAGACGTTACAGCCGCCCCAATTAGCCCCACCAGAAATAGCAACCAATACTTATTCTTGCCATCCGTAAGATCCAGCGGTGGCTCAAATATAGATGGTGCATTCACATTACCCGGCTCTTCATTTCCGCCCTGATAACCATTTGACGCTTGAGAGTCATACATCACTTCTGCTAATGGCACGTCATTACCTTGACCTGAGAATCGCTTACCACGCCCTACACCTTTTTTACGCTGCAAGACACTTGCTGAACCAATAACCGCACCTTCCAAACCTTCGATTGGTAAATACTTGGCGTATGCTTGAGCTTCGGCAAGTTGCGGTGTCATTTCATCAATTGATTCAAGCTTTAGCAGCAACTTGGCAAAGTTATCTAAATTAAAGGCATCACCTACAGCGATTTGCACCCCATGTGCAACGGCCGATAGGCGGATTTTCATCTGTTCTAATTGTTTTGACATTGATTATGCTCCACGTAATCGAAGGATTGCCAAGCCATCTGGACCCGTAATAGTTTCCCATGAGGCATTAGGTAGTTCTGTCGAATCTAATGCTGCAGAAGAAAGTGATCCAAGCGGCGCTTGCGCTGTAGGGTTGGCAATACGCACATATACCTTTGCGTTAATATCAATCACAGGTGCGGTTGGCTTTACCCAGATAGAACCAATTTGCATGATCGGTGCACAGTCTTTCGCTTGATATGCTTCTTTACCTAAGGCATTTTTTCCTGATTTGCCGACGTGCTGTAAAACCACCACACCAAACTTTGTATTAGTAGCACCAGTTACCGCAGTAACAGTTTTGCCATCAGTGGACTGAACCACCACTTCACCGTCACTTAACACGGTATTACCCGCGACTGGTAAAGATAAGATTTCTTCGGGCATGTGCAAACGAGCACGCATACCCGGAATAGCTTGAGGGGTTAAAGACATTCTCTTTTCTCCAGTTGATTAGAAGCTTTGTTTCCACGCTTCTTTTTTGTTGTTAGGTTTAGGTTCCCCATCCTCTGGTTTACCATCTCCTGCTTGAATGTTTTGTTGCTTATGAAGTGCATCACCTACAGGATTAGATGGGTGTGTTCCCTTCACGGCAGACAAAGCGCGGAAAGTTGTATCGATCTGATCAGGCTTGGCATCACCTACCGATACGCTACCTAATAAGGCAGTTACCAACGCATCACCCGCTTTAGCCGCAATTACATCACGCTTGATTTGCTCACATGTGCAGCCTTCGGTTTTAACTGTTGGCACCAATGCTTTAGCATCGGCAATGACAGCTGTACGTTCAGCAGCAGCTTGTTCAAGCTTTTCAGGAGTCATCTGGTTCTTTTCCAGATCACCAACTTTCTGCTCAAGAGTTGTTTTATCGGTATGCAATTGATCTACGACCGCTTGAATTGCTCCAAGCTCATCACCGATAGAAAATTGCTTATCACCAACTTTAAGTTTTGCAGCCTTCATGTTTTCCAGCTGCTCTTGTTGCTGCTTTAATGCATCGGCCAAAGGCGTGTTATCGCCGATGTTAAAACGGATACCGTTTACAATTACTTCCATTGTTTTATTCCCCTTTGGTGGAGTTTGCTGTTTGTCACCGATGCGGCAATCACCACCACAACGGCCATATTTAACGAGTGCTACATGATTGCCAATAAAGTTAATAAATTTTGCTTGATACACTGTGCCGTCTGGTGCAAGGCCCTGTTCTAGAACTAATGTGGCTCCATAACCCAGCGACATTTCTAATCGCTCGTTGTTCTGGATTAAATCAATGCTGTCTTTATCTTTAATGAGCAAATCGCCCACTAGATATTCGCCTTCTTGGCGGACATTCTCACAATAGCCAATGTGATATTCCTTCCAATTGGCAGCATTAATTTCATTCTTAGGTGGGTGATAATCTGTAGCGTCTGCCCCATCCCAACTTTTGATAGGGTTAGGCTTAAAAAGCTCTTCTGCAGGTGTGTAGACGTTAATCGTCTGATCTGCTGAAAAGCCTTCTAAGTTTGGAAACTCATATGCATAGTACTGGCGTACCTGAGGTGCTTTACCCAAGCGAACGTTTACGCATTTCAAATAACCTTCCGGTGTAAATGAGCGTGTGGATTCACTTGGAGCAAAGTCACCTACCTTGAAGCGGTAAATGTCTTTCATAAATTGCGCTCAATAAAAAACCCACCAGATGGTGGGTTTATAAAAACGAACTTTTAAAGGCTATTGATATCTAGTGGCTTTAAAGTCTCAATAAGTTCATATGCAATTTGCCGAACACTATGCAATTCAATATCAGTAATAGGATGTTCAGATATTCCATCACTATAAACCCAGCCAACGCTATTATCGCGCTTTAGTGCAGCATATGAAGAATCGAGTGATGGATCTACATGGGCACCACCATCTTGATTTGCCATAAATAGAATTAGATTTTTTCTAGTAAAAACTCCACCACTTTTATCATCAATAACAAGCTGATCCCACCACTGACTAAATTCCAATCCAGGTTGTGTATACCTGTCTGGTGGACCATCATGTAAGGGAGCCAGATAGCTTGTACCATTAGAAGTCATGCGCATCATAACTAAACCCGTATGTGGCATCAAATTAGTAGGACTATATTCATAAGATGTGTTTAAAAACTTTAAATCATTTTTTACACCTAATTGCTCTAATAAAGATTTTGATTTAAGTGTGTCATGTACTAATACACGAATAGTTGTAGCAAGCCTCTTCGCTTCTGCATGCAATCCCTCATCAAACGATTTATTTGATACATTGAGAAATGCTAAATTTTCACGAAGATGCTTTTTAAGCTCTTCTCTTGTTTGTGGAGTTTTTGCCATTCTAAAACCTATATAGTCTGTAGTTAATTCGACATTCAAATCAAATGGTAAATGCCTCTAACATTTCGTAGGTATCTATATTCGATTCCAAAAATTCTTTTTTATTATAAGTGTGATTTTTATCAAACCATTCACATACAACCCATCCATTATTTTTAACTTCCAAGATTGTCATTACCGGGCCGCCAGAGTTTAACTCAACAACATCACCAGCTTTAAATTTACTCATTAGGACTTACTCAAACTATTAATTTACAATTTAATGAAGGTGTAAAAATTATATTCAAGCAATTGTATTTAAAAAAAATTTAAGTGATCAAAATATCCTCATAATTAGGTAAGGCAGTGCAACGACAACGAATAGGCTGACCAGGATGCCCGCCAGCTGGTGGTGAATCCCATCTAAAGGTTTGACCTTGCTTATGTTGATGATCTGGACGTACACGCTCATCTTTAGCCGTTTGCCATGTATATGTCTCAACACCCATTGAAAGCTGTCTGGCTTTGTTGATCTGTCCATTGATCTTGCCCATCTGGTCACTAGCAATAAGCCGTGCACGAAAATCTGTAGACTGCCCTAATGCCTTAATCTCTTTAGCGAGATCTTCATTAGTTTGTCCAGTCTGCAAAGCATTCGTTACCAAGTTCTCTAACTTGTCTGCATATTGCTGAGGAATAGACTTAATCAAACTAACGTTTGAAGTTATGTTGAGATCTACTTCGTCCTGAATATCTGCAGCACGATAGAACGGCGTGAGATCCACACCAATAATCGTTTTGGTGTGCTCTGCAATTTGTTTGTCCACTTCCTTTTGTGTGTCAGTCACAACCTTTGTAGCTAGAGGCCTAGAAATCTCAACAACATACTTTGTCAGCTTCTCTCGAAACGAAGTCATCATGTCGGAAAACCAAGCATCACCAATATTCTGGCCAACCGTAGGAATAACTAATTCCTTTGTTTTTTCCTGACAATATTTTGAAATAGCCAGTAATTGCCGTGTGTAATAAAGCTCTACACGGCGATTTACTTTTACGGGTCTAGGTTTGGAAGCCTTACGGCCTTTCTTACTCTTCTTCGCCTGCTGGAGGTGAGGTTTCAGCATCTGAATGATCGCCGACATTTAACTTCACCATTATTTCTAGCTCTTTGATATGAGCTTCATCAATCACTGAATAAACGCCGTCAATGAGTAACTGCCGTGCTATCTGTGGTTCTGTAATAATGCCCATCTCTAAATACTTGGCATCTCGTTCTGAATTAGCTTTCTCAACCTCTGAACGGACCTTCGCATCCAACTGCCATAATGGATTAAAGACAATATCCAGATTTGGGAACACGCGGCCGAATGTAGTCTGGCAAATGACATCTAAAATCTGCATCATGAAAGGTTTAAGCATCCATGTTTGCTTAGTCGCTATGCTGTCGTAATAGTTCCGTGTGTCGTGCTCACCTGTAGCATTCATACCTGCAGGTGATTGACCGAATAGGATGGTGTATGGAATATCAGCAGCACCCGCAGTTTGAATTGAGAATTCCCGCATCATGTCCGGTAAGCCAGCAAAGTTATAAGTCTTGGAGTCGTAATCTTCTTCAGCATCCAGCACGATCATGCCGTTTAAACCTTTAAGCAATCCGACACTAAGAAAACGTTCTGCTACGGCTTTCATATCCTCTTTGATTTTGTCCACTAGACCAGGTGTTTTAATCACATCAATTTTTGATTCATGGACAAGACTGGCTGAACCCTTTTTAACGGCGGCATGGTCTAGCAGATCTTCATATACTTCCTGAAGAATACTTTGCGGCTCTTCATTCACTACATCGGCATGGCAGAATTTGATTAAACGGCTATGGTGAATACGTTGGGGTGCCTTGCCATCCATTTGTAGTTTATAGAACTCAGGTTGCTTTAATAAACCGCCACAGACCTTAGGTGATAAATACGTCGTGGTATCTGGCTTAATGTACTTTTTCTTGAGTACCGTAAAGAACTCTAAACGACCTACTCCTAATTTCTTTAAATCAAATGGCTGCTCCAAATTACCGCCATCTACGGTCCCTAACAGCACATAAACCACGCCATATAGACGCGATAAGATCAAGCTTGATAAAAGTATCTGGTTCAGTTGAAAAGCCTTACACGCCTCTTCTAGTTTGATTAGGTCTCTATCTTGAATTCCCTCATAAAACCAACCAGCCCGCAACATGTCACTTGCTGGACGGTTCACAATACGTTTGGCCAACCAGTGTTGATATACAGCTTCCAGTTGATCATCAGGAATTTCCTTTTGAACAAAATGACCATGTGAAGCCTTATCACGGCTGGTACCAATATTTGAGACAAAGTTTGTGTATGCCCCTGCATCGCCAATTGCATCGGGCTTTTTAGTTTCAGCCATAATTTCCTCTAATCATCAAATACAGTTGGCTTCTTGGCTAATGAGTCATTAATTGCATCAATGGTCGGGTCCCATTGGTCGTCATGGTCATGTGACATGTCAGCCGTGAGCCCTTCAATTTCTTCAATGTAGTTCAAAAGCCATGGTGCTTCTGCTGGCAACCAGACACGGCGCTCTTCAACGTAGAACACTACATCCATGGTTCGTGTGAGCTTGTCTGTATCACGCTGAATTGCCCGAATAGGTAATGTGGTTTGTCTAGATATGGATTGGATCAATCCTGTACCACTCGATTTATCCTCTACGGCCATATAGCGTAGTTTGCCGATCTTGGTATTGCTGTCCTTATGCTTATTGATAAAGGCCTTAGCTTCTTTCAATAGTTCAGGTGCTTCCCATTTGCCGCGCTTCACATCAATGATGTAAAGGTTATTGTCATAGCCAAGACCAGCACATAAGAACACAGAGAAGTCGTTATGCTCTTTTGTCTTTTGCGCTGTATCTGCCCAAATTGCCCGCCATTTAAGAAGTGGTAATTCCTCATAACGACCGAACCATTCAGCCTTAACAAGATCACCACCTAGCTTTTTAGGGTTTTGCATGTATTGGCTAGCAAAGGTGTAGCGTGACACTGTGGCGCCGTCTTTATCTTCCCCACCTTTCTCCAGCTGAAGCAAAGAAAGTAAAGATTCTTTTAACGGCCAATAGCTTTGTCTGCCTTTCTCATCACGTTCAACATCACGTGGAATTTTGCGCTGTATGTGCTCTGGTAGCTTACTGATGTACTCATCATCGATAAGCGCGGGAATACTGATCTGTTCCCATTCACCAGGCACATTTCCCGTCAGCACAAAGTTGGTCGGATCTTCAACGTGCAACCGTTGCATGATCAGAATAATTGGCGTGTCAGATTTAGCTTTACGTCTAGCTGTTTGGCTAAATGCATCCTCAGGCTTTAATGGGTCATCCAGAATAATCGCACCGGTAAAGCCCTCATTAGCTAATGTACCAGCACGGCGACCAGTGACCTGCTCACCCATTGAAGCAGAATAAACATGACCAGCATCATAACCATCAACGGTGGTTTTCCAGCTCGACTTAGCATCCGTACTGGTAGAAATCTTTACAGGCCATAAGTTCTGAAAGTCTTCCGACTTAACAATATTTCTAGCTGTAGCTGATACATCCTCTACAAGTGACTGTGAGAATGACAAATACAGAAAGCGGGATCGAGCATTACGCGCTATGCCACGTGCAATAAGGTTTGTTAGTAATTCAGTTTTACCGCTTCCGGGAGGAACGTTAATAACTAGGTTTTTAACCTTGCCCGCAATTACCTCGTCAATCTTGTCGGCAATATATTCATGATGCCAATTCACTGAAAACTTAAAACCCATACGAGGCAAGAAAAAACGACGTGTAAAGAATAAATGTTCTTTCTCACAGAGTTCTCGCTCTAACTGCATTTCTAGCAGCTTAGTATTTACCTTTGAGTTCATCTAACACCTGCCGTATCTGTTCAGGCGTTGCAACAACTTGGGTTATGTTCTCGCTTTGGAGTGGTCCATCACCAGCACCGGTTATTTCCTTTCGATTCGTATAAAGCCCACCGACCTCTTTAGCCGCCTGTTCCATTAAGCTCGGTACAATGACAGGGTTTTCTTTAAATTGTTCTAGGTCAATGAATCGTTGTAAGCGTTTAAGACGGTATGCAATGTTAGCGATTGGAATAGCACTAAGGTTGTCGTTCATTTCCTTGCGGACTCTGTAAAACTCAGCCTTAAACTCTTCGCTTAGGTCCTGCCCAGTCTTCTTTGTCGGGTCGTATGCTTCACACTGCTGTTTAGTAACTTCGATACCAAATTCTTCTTGGACGCCCCTCGCTGTTTCTGAGGGTGTCTCATAGGTAGCAAGTGACCGTACTATATAGAGTTTTACCCGTTTATTTAGCCTTGCCATTTATCTCTATCCGTCCAAGTACGTCCAAGTAGAGTGGCAAAAAAATTTAAACCACCTTCAAGTAATAAGTGCCACATGCGTAGTGAACATCTGCTCGCGACATCTCAGGTCTTGTATTAGCTGCTTCGACCATTCTTTTGACGTCCTCACTTGCACCATATCTACGTACAACGCCAGTAAACTCTTCAACATCATGCTTTTGTATAGCTAATTTAGGCACACCTGTTTCTTGGTTATATGCAGATGTTCCCCACTCATCTTTCTTATACGCAATGTGATAAAGCTCATGCTCAACTAAGACACAAAAGTTAACAACACTAGCAATCTGTGAATATGAAGCATCAAAAGTGATGAGATATTCGGAGATGTATTCAAACCATTCAATGAATTGTTCTTCTTGTCGCTCTTTCTTCCAACTACCAGCATTGATCATGAGCTTTTCAGTTGTGCCAATGATTTGACGGCCTTGCTTTTTAAAACCAAATTTAGCCCATATCACCGCTATATCCGAATATCGAAATGAACATAAGTGTAAATGGTTTGGATTAAATAATTTTGATTTTGGATCTAGAAAACCTGTCTTATCCACTCCCACATTTCTGAAGCAGGTACAAAGTTAGGTGTACCTATTTCAAAAATCCATTCTGGAGACATGGGACGAACTGGAACATGAAAACCGACTTCGTTTTTCATATATCACCCATAAAAAACGCCTAAGACGGCTTATTTATATAATTTAAAAAATTCTTAACGAGAGTTTAATCGTTGCCTATTCATCTTTTGAGGCACACTAATTTTTCCAATAAAGTTTGTTAGCCACAAAATACATTCATCACGATACTCAAAATGAGGAATCAAACTTAAATCTACTTTTACATCTCTATCTGCTAAAGGCAGACTTAAACAATATTCAAAATCAATAGAAGGATATTTCAACTTCAAATTTTTTTCTTTAGCTTGTTTTTTTATTTCGTCCATTACACGATTTAAGTTAACAACCAAGCTGTTAGAAATTTGGTTATTTTCGTATACCCGCTCATAAACACTTTCAGCGACATCAATGTACTTTATAAGTTCTGCATTTTCATTCATAACTTTAAAATTCCTTTTTTTTTTAAAATTATCAGCAGTTAAATGTTTAATTGCGTTAAGTGAGACTAACCTTATGTAAAAAATGTGGAAGTTTGTTTACCAAAAATTATATTTAAGTCTTTGATATTTTTAAAATTGAATCTAAAAAACACATATTTAAATACATTTAATTTTTCTAAAGATATCTCTTAGAAAATTTTAACAAGTAATTTGTAGTTGTAGAACCACTAAAAAACCGCCCCATTAGGCGGTCGCTGAGATATCAGCAGTATATAGAAGTATGAGAACATCATACTTCTATATGCTTCTCACGAAGATATTTTTGTTTTTTTAAGGTAATCTTCTGATTTAAAATAATTAATTATCATTTCAGCATTTTCTTCTTTTTTAGGGGTTGGTGTTACTGGAAAGGTTTCCTTAGTAAATACAAAGTCTTTTGGAATCATTTGAGATATAGGTGGAAATTTAGGTTTTCCGCCAATTGTAATTTTTTCAATAAAACCAGCTAGCCATAAAACAAACTCATCCTCATTTTTAAAATTAGGCATAAGCGACAGATCTAGTTTGACCGTACAATCAGCTAAAGGCTTTGTAAGACACTCTTCGAAATTGATGTAGTCATGTTTAAGTTTAAATTCAGTTCCTTTGATAGCTTGTCGGATCAAGCTAATCAGGCAGTTTAAATTTTCAATCATGTCTTCCGTAAATAATTTTTCATTTTTAATCTTTTTATATACCGTATCGGCGATAGCTAAATATCTGGGCATCCTTATCTCTCCTTATAATTATGCATCATTTGAGCCACGTTCTGAAAAAGCGGCTCTTTATGGAATTATGATAAATTTAATGTAAAGGTACGAAACGATATGGGAATTGAACGTAAGTATTGTATAGAGTGAGTAAAGTTGCTCTCAAAAATCCTTAAAAAAATTATGGTTTTGATAACTCATCCACAAGATTTACGGTTGAATTGAGTTAGATGGAAATAAATTATTTCATCTTAATTTGATCAATCGATAAAAATAATATTTTTTTTCTATCTTTTTTCATTTAATAGAATTTCTTGATTCCTTAAAATACAACTAATCTTGAGAATTAAATAACCTAAACCTAAGCCATTCAGAATAATTAAACAGCCTATAACTATCATCTTTGTTGACCAAACATTAATGATCTCAAGATATTCATTTCGGGTTTCAACTTGACCAAAAGCAACGGCTTTGTTGCACAAACCTATCTGTAAAGGGTTTTTCAGCGATATAATTTTCAAATGAAGAAGCCTGCACACAAAATCTACCGCACAACCAATTGGCCCGCATATAACCGAGCACTCATGAGTCGCGGAAATATTGCCATTTGGTTTGATCCTGCTACGCAATGGTATGCTCCATCAAAAGGCAAACAAGGGCGAAATCAAACCTACTCCGACGCAGCCATCCAATGCTGCTTAATGATTAAATCCTTATTCCGTCTGTCTTTACGTATGGTCACAGGCTTTGTGCAAAGTCTGATTAAACTTTGCGGATTAAATTGGATAGCTCCAGATTACACCACGCTTTGTAGAAGACAAAAGCATATTGATATTGTAATCAGCTACCAAAAAAGTAGCTATGGGCTGCATCTACTCATGGACTCTACAGGCATGAAGTTTCTAGGTGAGGGCGAATGGAAACGCAAGAAACATGGACCTGAATATCGTCGCCAATGGCGTAAACTTCATATTGGTATAGATGCTAAAACCCTACAAATACGAGCAGTTCAGCTTACAACCAATAATGTCAGTGATTCACAGGTGCTTGGTGATTTACTTAATCAGATTCCACAAGATGAGCAGATTAACTCTGTTTATACCGATGGAGCTTATGACACCAAGC